CATTGTGCTAATATAGGTTATTAACTTATAGGAGAAAAAAATGGATTACGAAAATGATTACAACTTACTTGAAGATGTTTCAGAAGAAATAGATGTATGGGAAGATTTAGAAGATGAAGATGAAGAACAGTTTTAACTGCGACACTATGTGCAATGGTGTTAACTGCACCATTGTGCTATTATACGTTTATTAACTAGGAGAAAGAAAATGAAAACAAAACAAATAAAAAACTTTAAAATGAACGACGTTACATACAAGATGAGAAGATCAGTTATTGAAATTCTTTACACAGCAAAAAGTAAAGGAATCATACTTCCAAGAATCAATGTTAGAATAGGTGAGTCAACTCACAATTACCCAAATGTTTTGGGTGTTGGTGGCAATCTTAATATTTGGATAACTAAAACTGCAATTGACAGAAGTTCAGATTACTTATTACACGTTGTATTACATGAGTTATGTCATGCAATTTTTAATTTACCTCATAACGAATCTTGCCCTCTAATGGCATCTGTATTAGATAAGCCTTGCACAAATGCTCAAGCATGGAAAATCTTTGAAAGTTATTATTATGAAAATGTTAAACATGCGACACAATGCGCAATGGCAAGTTAATCTCCATTGTGCTATTATACTAATATGAATAAAAAAGATAAAAAAGATGATTCAAAACCAAGTGATGAATTTACCAACTGTAGATGTTGTGGCGAATACATCAGAGGAGATAACAGGTCAACAAGTGACAAAAGATATTGTGGAGACTGTGCATAAAAATTAACTACCTCCTAGTGTTAATATATCGCGCGACAAAATGTCGCGCGGTAATAAATTTAACATGGGACAAAATGTCGCGGGCGCGACTGCATAACAGGTGCGACAAAATGTCGCAGGGCCTGAGCGAGCTCGCTCGCCGCCACCACCCCCCCCCCCCCCCGGCTCGACTCGCTCGCTTCGCTCGCTCGTAGATTGGATAGAGGTACCAAGACCTCTATGAACTTTGAACTTTCTTGTTAATTCTATTTGCTTGATAATTATAGGAGTCTCTATATACTTAGTAATATATAAGGTTTTATATATAAGTAAGGCAGAAATACTTTCGCTTTATTTAAAACATATCTGAAAAAATTTTACGAAATTTTTTTTCGAATGCACTATGGACATAAATAAATTAAAAAAGTTTGAGAAATTACCACCTGATGTAAAAAGACAATTAGCTTTATATATGGCTAAGTGGAAAGATAAAAAAAAACAAGCTGACATTAAAAATGACTTCATGGCTTTTGTTAAACATGTTTGGCCAGATTTTATTGAAGGTAGACATCACAAACAAGTTGCAGATAAATTTAATGATATTGCAGATGGTAAAATTAAACGTGTTATAATTAATATGGCACCCAGACATACTAAGTCTGAATTTGCATCTTATCTATTACCCGCCTGGATGGTAGGTAGAAATCCTAAATTAAAAATTATTCAATCTACTAATACAACTGAATTATCTGTAAGGTTTGGACGTAAAGCAAAAGCTTTAATGGATACTCCAGAATATAAAGAAATATTTCAAACAAGACTCAAGGAAGATAGTCAAGCTGCCGGCAAATGGGAAACACAACAAGGTGGAGAATATTATGCTGCTGGTGTTGGTTCTGCTATTACTGGTCGTGGTGCCGATCTTTTAATTATTGATGACCCTCACACTGAACAAGATGCAATGAATGCACAAGCATTGGATAGAACTTATGAGTGGTATACATCTGGTCCACGTCAACGTCTTCAACCTGGTGGAACTATTATAATTGTAATGACAAGATGGAATGAAAAAGATTTAACAGGTAGATTAATTAAAGCACAAAAAGAAGCTAAAGCAGATCAATGGGAACTTATTGAGTTTCCTGCTATCATGCCAAATGATAAACCCCTGTGGCCGGAATATTGGAATCTAAAAGATCTTGAATCAGTTAGAGCATCAATTCCATTATCAAAATGGAATGCACAATATATGCAAAACCCAACAGGAGATGAAGGTGCATTAATCAAAAGAGAATGGTGGAAAAATTGGGAAGGTGATCTTCCTCCTTTAGAACATGTTATACAATCTTATGACACAGCATTTATGAAAAAAGAAACTGCAGACTATTCTGCTATTACCACCTGGGGTGTATTTCATCCAACTGAAGATTCGGGTCCTTGTTTAATGTTAGTAGATTCTCTTAAAGGCCGTTACGAGTTTCCAGAATTAAGACGTGTTGCACTAGATCAATATGGATACTGGCAACCAGAGACAGTGATTATAGAAGGCAAAGCATCCGGGCTCCCTCTGACTTATGAATTAAGAAAAGCAGGTATACCTGTAATTAATTTTACACCATCACGTGGTAATGATAAACATACTAGAGTTAATTCTGTCTCACCATTATTTGAGTCTGGTAAAATATATGCTCCACAAGATATGGAATTTGCACAAGAAGTAATTGAAGAATGTGCAGCTTTTCCTTACGGAGACCATGATGACTTGGTTGATTCTATGACTCAAGCAGTGATGAGATTTAGACAAGGTGGATTAATTGAACACCCTGAAGATTATGAAGATGAACCTTTACAACAGACTCCAAAAGTGTATTATTAGTAATTATGGCAATAGACGAAAACGACCCAAGATTAAAAGACATGCTCAGAGCTATTGAGCTGGGTGATATACCTGAAGATTTACCGGCCGACCCTGAAGATTATGATGATATGGGTGGTATTAAATCTTTAGATAGAGGTGCGCCATCAATTAAAATGGCATCAGAAACAGGTGCAGAAGAATTTGAATTAGAACTGGGTACAGTTATATCTGAATACAATGATTTAAAATCAAAAGGTGATCCAGCTGTTAGAGATATTTCTTTAGAACAATACATTGATATGTACCTTTCTAAAAAGAAAATGATGGAAGAGAATAGAGCTATGGCTATGGGTGGTGGTATGATGAGAATGAATTATGCTGATGGTAATCCTGAAAAACTTTATGATAATGTTTTTGATGCTAGAGAAGCAGCAGATAATGAAGATAGAGCAAATATTAGAGATATGGCAAAAACAAGTATTCCAGTTAAGAAAACAAATAATTCAATAGATTTAGATATTGAAGCAATCAAAAAATTAATTGAGAAAAGAAAAAAAGAAAAGAAAAAACTAGCTATGGGCGGTATCGCAGGAGTCCTGTAGTGCCTGACAAAGCTCCACCTAAAAAACCTAAAAACTTTACAAAAATGTTAGACATGCTTAACAGTGAAGCAGCTGTTAATACTTTGTCTCCAAAAACTTATGCTGACATGGTTGGTATATTTTCAAGGAAAGCATATGTAAATGGAGAGCTAGAATTAGATGAGTATTTAAGAATTGTTAAACCATTATTTGGTGAAACAGGTGAAAAGGTAACAAAGAAAATAGACGACTATAGAACCAATATGTTAGATGGTGGAGATACAGAATATAATGCAATGGTTACAGGTAAGTATATTGAACTAGGTGGTCAAGAAGGAACTGGTATGGATATAGATACATTTGCAGAAAAATATTTTCCTAAATTTGCTGATGGCGGCCGAGCACAATTTGGTACAGGCTCCCTGGATCCTGATGCAGAATTAAGTAAAAGAGTAAAAGAACTTATGGACGACGAAGAGAATCCTTTATCATTTGGTGAAGCAGTAAAACAAGCAATGAAGGAAACAAGAAAAGATCAAGGTAATGGTACAATGCCTAAATCTGAAAAATGGATGAGAGATTATTTCTTCGATGGTAAAGGTGGATATGATGATAGAATGTCATATAAAGAATTTGCCTTAGGACCAGGACAAGAATTATACAAAAAATTAGGTAATGACTAAAAGGCTTACTAGAACAATTCCTCCGGAATCAGGGCCCATGCCTCAGGGGTTGAATATTAATTATAATGGTGTTAAACAGATAAAACTTACGGAGAAAAAATATAATGGCAGATATAGACAAAGCACTTCCAAACGAAGTTCGAAAAACAGTTAGTATTCCTGGTGAAGAAGAACTTCAAGAAGAGATTAGTGAAGAAATTACATCACTTGAAGAATCACCTGATGATCTTGAAGTTTTAGAAAATGAAGATGGATCAGTAGATATAAATCTTGATCCTGCTGCAGCATCTCCAGAAGGTGGTGATGAACATTATGCAAACTTAGCAGAATTTTTACCCGATGATGTACTTGGAAGATTAGCATCAGATTTATCCAGTAAGTATCAAGATTACACTTCTTCAAGAAAAGATTGGGCACAAACTTACACTCAAGGTTTAGACCTTTTAGGTTTTAAATATAATAATAGAACAGAACCTTTCGCAGGAGCATCCGGTGCAACTCACCCAGTTCTTGCAGAAGCTGTAACTCAGTTTCAAGCATTAGCTTATAAAGAATTATTACCAGCAGATGGACCAGTTAGAACTCAAGTAATGGGTTTATCTACACCAGAAAAAACTCAACAGGCTAGCAGAGTAAAAGATTTCATGAACTACGAGTTAATGGAAAAAATGAAAGAGTATGAACCAGATTTTGATCAGTTATTATTTAACTTACCATTAGCAGGTTCTGCTTTTAAAAAAGTCTATTATGACGATATGGAACAAAGAGCTGTAAGTAAATTTGTTCCTGCAGATGATTTAATTGTTCCGTACACAGCTACCTCATTAGATGATGCGGAAGCAATTATTCATCGTGTTAAAATTTCTGAAAACGATTTAAGAAAACAACAGGTTGGAGGTTTCTATAAAGATATAGATATAGGAAGACCTGGAGATAAAGAAACTGAAGTTGAAAAAAAAGAAAGAGAACTAGAAGGAGTAACAAGAACTACAAACGAAGATGTTTATACATTATTAGAATGTCATATTGATTTAGATCTTGAAGGATTTGAAGACATGAATCAAGAGACTGGTGAGCCAACAGGAATTAAAGTCCCATTTATTGTTACACTTGAAGAAAATTCACGAGAAGTTTTATCTATTAGAAGAAACTATGAAATAGGTGATGCAATGAAAAAGAAAATTAATTATTTTGTACACTTTAAATTTTTACCAGGTTTAGGTTTTTATGGTTTTGGTTTAATTCACATGATTGGTGGATTATCAAGAACTGCAACTTCTGCATTAAGACAATTATTAGATGCAGGAACACTATCAAATTTACCTGCAGGATTTAAAATGCGTGGTATTAGAATTAGAGATGATGCACAATCAATTCAACCTGGAGAATTTAGAGATGTAGATGCACCTGGTGGAAATTTAAGAGATTCATTTATGATGCTTCCATTTAAAGAACCTTCAGCTACATTATTAAATCTAATGGGTATTGTTGTACAAGCTGGGCAAAGATTTGCATCAATTGCAGATTTACAAGTTGGTGATGGAAATCAACAAGCTGCAGTTGGAACAACAGTAGCTTTATTAGAACGTGGTTCTAGAACCATGTCTGCAATTCACAAAAGAATTTACTCTGCTCTTAAAAATGAATTCAAACTTTTAGCTAGAGTATTCAAGTTATATCTACCATCGGAATATCCGTATGATGTAGTTGGGGGTCAAAAAACGATTAAACAATCTGACTTTGATGATCGAGTAGATATATTGCCAGTTGCTGACCCTAACATTTTCTCACAGACACAGCGTATTTCACTTGCGCAAACTGAACTCCAACTGGCACAATCTAACCCACAGATGCATAATATGTATCAATCATATAGAAATATGTATGAAGCTTTAGGTGTAAAAAATATTGATTCAGTTTTAATTAAACCAATGCAACCAATGCCAAAAGATCCGGCGTTAGAACATATTGATGCTTTAGGTGGAAAACAATTTCAAGCGTTTCCAGGTCAAGATCATAGAGCTCATATCACAGCTCACTTAAATTTTATGGCAACTAACATTGCTAGAAATAATCCAATGATCATGGCAAGCTTAGAAAAAAATATTTTTGAACATATTAGTTTAATGTCTCAAGAACAAATTGAGTTAGAGTTTAGAGATGAATTAATTCAGTTACAACAAATGCAACAGATGGCTCAACAAAATCCACAAATGGCTCAACAAATGCAAATGCAAATTCAACAGATGACTCAAAAAATTGAAGCAAGAAAAGCTCAATTGATTGCTGAGATGATGGAAGAATTTATGAAGGAAGAAAAAGAAATTACTTCACAATTTGACAATGATCCTATTGCAAAACTAAGAGCAAGAGAATTAGACCTTAGAGCAATGGAAAATGAACGTAGAAAAGAACAGGATCAAGAAAAAATTGACCTTGATAAAATGAAAGCTATGATGAATCAATCAAATCAAGAAGAAAAACTTGAACAAAATGAAGATTTAGCTAATTTAAGAGCTGATACATCAATTCAAAAAACTGTTTTAAGTAAAACTTTGCCTAATGCAAAAGATATGATGCCAAATGTCGAAATTATTCGTAGTGGAAACGAATAATAATGACAAAATAGTAAAAAAAGGTTACTATAAATTAACTAAGGAGAAAAATTATGGATAAATTAGATAAAATTGTTGAAATCAAGTCAGAAGACAAAATGAATCTTGAAATTGACCCTAGATCTAAGACTACAGCAGATGGTGCTTTCAACTACGTCGCAAAAGGTGAAGAAGTTGAAGTAAGAGGCACTAAAAGAA